TAAAACAAAATACTGTGTATTCCGAATAAATGCCGAGGAGCTGTAAATGCCATTTGTAAACTCCTTATTTAATACTTATAAACCACACACACACAAGCTTTTTTAACCAATCGCAGTTTGCAAAACGATGCCCGACATCTTGTGATAAGCACCGGACTCGGTGTTTTTCACGTCTTGAGGAGCAACCGTCTCGACTCTAAACTTTGACGTACATTGCAGCTTATCGAAATTTTCTTGTACAATCTCTTTAAGCGCCCTTACGTATCTTAGCATTCTTTTTATGATAAATTTGTCCGCTTGATTGTCCGCTACTAAAACCATAATAAACAATTGGACGTCCTCGGCGGTAGCACCTTGCTCGCCGGTTACTTCATTGACTGTAATACCGTAGTAAATAAATGGGTCATAGTTCGTTACGACTTCATTAAGGGAGTCAAACCAAGCCTTGTCATTTACTTGCTTGACGTTGAAATTATCACTCCCTAAGAGAATATCTTTTTCGGCCTGAATAGCTGCGAGCTTTGTATTTAAGCTTGCCTTCATCAAAGCAGAGACGTCGTCAAGTAATCGCTCAATGTCGTATCTTGCCATTAACTATTCTCCGTCTCTTCTTTGACATGCTCTTCAAGTATATTTAACCAACGAGTAAGCCTTCCGCCTTGGCCATTGCGGTCTTTGAGTGCAAACTTTGAAGTCTCCGGTCCTACAAAAACAAACGGTCTTGCCGGTACTCCCAAACCTAATTGATGATAAATACCGTAAGGCACCGACGTACCAAGTACCAAAAACCTTTTACCTATTAATGTAATATTCTCGTTAGCGCCTTGCTTTGTTATTGAACGCTCAAGGTCTCCGGATGCCCGGAGTATCGGGTAGGCCGTACCAAATACCGCCTCTTTTGTTTTGATTGTACTCGGTGCCAATTCAGGATAAGCGCCTCGGCTTTTGAGCTTAAATATAGCTCTCTCGGAAATATAGAAGTCTCGGGCAATCTCGCTAAACGCCGGGCGTAAATCACTTACCTTGCGAAGAGCGTCTTCAATCGACTGATTAAACTCTTGCTGGTTTTCAATTATGTATTCGGTAAAACTCATTTATTTACCATTGCTCAACGCCTCGTTGAAATGTCGGAGCAAAACTATTGGAGTCGACAAAACTTTTGACTCCCGCTCCGCTTGAGATTAAGGTTGCTCCGTCCAAGTCAATAGCGCCTACGCATAACTCTTTTAAAAACTTAATAGCTTTTTCCATTGAGTCCCGGTTAGACATTTCTTGTTTTACTTGGTCGTCGATATTTACTTTTAATTGGAGAATTTTTGCAATCCGACTCGATACAATCATAATCTCAAGCTTCCGCAGAATATCGAGCCTACTATCCCCAAGTAGGTTTGCCGTGGTATTAACCACGGATTGATTGCCGTCAACGACGAGTAAAAAGGGCTCTCCCGGTACGTCGGAAGTTAAGACTAGTTCGGCATCGGTGCCGCCGTTTGAAGCCGTTACCGGCTCGTTAAAATTGTTTGAGTTGATTGCAGTTACTAGTCCGTCTCTTATTTCAAGGTCGGTAGCTGAGCCGTCGGATAAGTACGTTGCATCAACTCCGTTTACTGTTATCGTGTAAGTGGTCGCGCTAAGTACCGTGTCAATTGTAACGGTATCAACCTGCGAGACGCTAGCGGTCCCGGTTACGGGTACAATGTAACGCTTACCTAAATAGGCGTCCATAAAAGCGTCCGTCTCTTGGAGAAAACGAATAACCTCGGTATTTTTAATTGAGGTATCGTCGTCTAACTCAAGCTCTTTAAACTCGCTCTTAATGTGCTCAACGGTTGCGTATGCCATTCGTTACCTCTTCAAAGTAAAGCGGAGCCGCCGAAGCAACCCCGCTATAAAAAATCAGGTCAATACGTTTTCAAGCAAATAAGCTGCGCTTGCTCTTGTGATAACTTGGTCGTAGTCGTCTACAACGATTATCTTACGAGAGTTAACGGGCTCGTCAACAAAGCTTCGGAAAACTTGTCTAGGAGAGCGGCCAGCAAATTGTACGCGTACTCCAAGAGTCATTTGTCGAAGGGCAAGGTTAGTAGGACAAACCGCAAAGATTAAGTCCGGGCCCCAAACGGGAGCGAGTGAGTCGGCTTGGCCAAGGGCCGCAGAGTTGTATACAGCTCCACCGATTAATACTCGATCAACGTCAAGTGCTCTTGCAAGCTCAGCTTCATTAAGTCCGCCCGGTCGGTTGTCTTTGTATCCCAAAGAGTCGAGTAGGTCGGGGTTGAAGCGAAGTGCCGTCGCAACTTTTTGAGACATAATTGCAGTATTTGGCTTAGCGCCTACTGAGTCATAAATAGTTGCTTGAGCATCGTTTACGTTTTGTAAAAGCTCTTGAGTGCCGGAGTAGTTGTCATACTTAACAGTTGGCACTTGAGTTTGAGTAATGATTGAGTTATCTCCCAAGACATCGGCAAGTGCCTTTTCTTTTTGAAGCCAAAGCATAGTTGTTAAAGTCTCAACTTTGTCTTTTTCGGCATCAAAAGGAAGCTCAACGTTTGCCATGTCTTCGGGAGTAACCATACTCTTTAGACCGTGGTGCTCAATAGCGTAGCTATCGCTTGCTCTTGATACGGTATCGGCGATTGAATACTCGCCTTTTCCGCCAGTAAATGAATTAACAATTCGTAGGTGCTCGTTACCGTATCGACCGAGTAGGCCGGTAGTTTGCACCGACTTGTGCTCGGGTAAAATCATTTCTGAGATATACCCTTGAGGGACAATCATGTTCGAGTGTTTAGTTAAAAACTTATCGACTTGTGCCCTTACTTGACTAGTCATAATAATTCTCCCTTAGATTAAACTTGTCTGTCTACGCGCTCAACTTCAATAACATCGTTTGCAGCTCCGGCAGCTAGTGCCCGTGCAAAAACATTATCTCCGTCAACCGCAGTTACTTCGCCCTTACTTGCCGCATCGGACTTAAGTAAGTCTCCCGCAGCGGTAGTGCCAACAACCTTTAAAAGAACACCGGCACCAAGCATTGCTACTTCCGCTGGCTCCCCCAGTTGAGGCGCATTTTGTAAAACTCCTACCGCATCGGCGGCACCGGCAAGTACGACTTGGTTAGCGACTGAGTCATGCTTAACGAATAAGTATTGACTTGAGCTAAGGTCCGCACCGGCCTTGAAAATTCTAAGATTTCTCTTGAATACACTAGACATGGTTTTTCTCCTTATTAATAAGCATCGGACCCGGCACTGTAAGGCGCAGAGTTTACGAAATTATTGTAACGCTCGTTTAGCGAAGCGTTTTCGCTTAAGACCAACGAGACGGCTTCAATGTACTGAAGGCTTTTGTCGCCTTCGCAAAGCTTAACCGCAAGCTCGTCTACTTCGTCTTGTACGTCTTTTTTCTTAGCGGCTTTTTTTTCTCCGCCTTTGTTTTCGCCTTCGCCAGCATGACCTTGCTCTTCAAGGTTAATTACTTTGGCATTGGCAAAAAGCTTTTCTGCTAACGTAAGCTCAAGCTCCATAAAGCTCTCTTTTTGAGATGGCATTACTTTGCCTTCGGTAAGCATTTCGTTAAACCGTACTTCTTTTGCAGTTGTAATTTTCTCGCCTTCAAGCTTAGTTACTTGCTCTTGGAGAGTTACATTCCGCTTGTTTGCTTCGCTTAGTTCGCCTTCTTTTTGCTCAAGATCGCCTTCGGCGGCTTGTGCTCTTGACTCAAGGGCGTTGACCTTTGCTTCAAGTTTAGCGACGAGTAAAGCTAGCTCTTCAATTTTGTCGGGCATAGTTGACTCCTGTAATTTGGTTTTTTTCTCGGATAAAATTGCTTGCATTGATTTTATGTGTGGCCGATTGGTTAACCCCGCACCTAATAGTGTGGGCCCATGATTAATTAGATTTTCATTATCAGTGTAATTAAAGTCCAGGTCGGCGCTTATCATTCGCCATTCTTTTGCCATGATTGCAATCGATGCCTCTTCGGTCCACTCGACATTAATCCAAAGCTCGTTACCGCTCTCTCTTAGTTCAACGCCGTTAATCCAACCCGCAGCTTTTTTGCCGGACTCGTGAGAGTAGTCTACGGCGAGTTCGTGAGTACCCAAACGCCGTACATTTTCGTCAAAGTTAACCTTGAGTCTTGCCAACGTCTCTTTTGTAATTTGAAATTTTCCGTTTGGAGCATGAGGGTGCCGAAACTCTCCGACGCGCAAAAGTTGCACTTGGTTAATGGCAAAATTATTTCCGGCATCGGCCAATTGCAATTCAAATAAGGGGAGAGTGTTATCAAGTAACGGAGCGGTTTTTTTTGAATTATTTTGCATAGTAAAATTCTCGGTGCGAATGGCCTACGAGTCAATATTAAAACTAATGGGGTCGACTACTGAGCCATTAAGTTTGCTAATGATACTATGATAAGTCCAGCTTATTAAGTTTGCAACGAGTTAATTAATTTTAGTAATGATAAAAAATGGCCTTCATTGCGAAGGCCCCTATCGTTACATAGGTAAAAGGAGAGCGCCGAAAAGTGCTCTGTTAAAGCGTAATAAATTTCTCAAGACTTCGCCTAGTAGGGACCAAGTCGGTTACTTCTTCACCTTGTCTTAACTTAATCAAAGGGACCGTAAAGCTTTTGCAATTATGATGAAGCGGCGGTCTAAACCTTTGACTAGACGGGTCGTTAATATCAAAAACCCTTCCGTTTAAATCTTTGCAAATTGGACTCTTTGGGTTTGAGTTTTGAAAACGGAAGCCGACAAACCTATCTTTGAATTCAGGTAGTGAGAAAATTTCGTCTCTTACTTGGTTCATTACAACCGCCGAAGCATTTCCCGCCGCAGTACTAACCGCCGGACCGGAGGCATAATTTTCCGCTTGGTCGGTTAAATCTTTTTGTATTAAGGAAGGCGAATCGGTTGAGTCGGCGCTTGAATTCAAAGAGAATTTAATATTCTTTTCAAGGTCTCCGACTTGAGACTCAAGAATTAAAAGGGTCTCGGTCCTTACAACTTCCTTTGCCTTTGGAAGTAATTTCTTAACCGCGTCTTCCGCTTCGCCGAGCTGTAAATCTTTTAACTTTAGCTCAGTAAACTTGGCCTTGCTCCCGCCGGGTATTTCTCTTTTGGTTTGGGTCGTTGTACGCAGGGCGAGTTGAGCAAAGAATAACAATAGCTCGTCATTAAATTGCTTCGTCCCTCGTGCGCTTATCGTCCGCGCTGGCTTACGCCATTGAGATTGCGGGAGCACTTTTATTTCGTTTATCATTCGGTTAATCATGTCTTCGCCAATCCGCTTAAGGTTTGAGCGTATGATACCTTTTAACTCGGTCGTATTCTTTTCAAGCATTCGCTTAAGCTCTTGCTCGGTCTTGCTCGGCTCGGCAAGTTGTACCTCTCCAAACAAGCTCTCGGGCGAACTAATTGAGCCTCCATGTTCAGGCCCCAAGTCGGTGCTCTCGTCGTCGTCGCTTGGACCTTTTGGTTTGCCGACAACAAACGATACGCCTTCCGGTAAGCCGTCTTTTACAGTGCGCAAACTCTCAAACTTATCAGGGACAATTTGCCCCAAGATGTAAGCCTCTTCGCTCTCGTTTATTTGATCGGCCTTAAACTTATTTTTAATGGCCCATGCAATTGCTTGCTCTCTTGAGAAAAGCTTTTTGTCGAATACTATTGATTGGACTGCTTCGCCCTCTTGGAAGCCGATAACAGTGAAGGGGAGAATTGCATCAAGCTTGGTCTCTTCGTATTTCTTTTCCGTAAACAAAGCGCCCGCTCCGCCGTCGCCAATCTCTCTTATCTCGGGAGTTGCCTCCTCTTCTTGCTCGGTAAGTGCTGGCATTTTGAATTGCTCTCGTGCGAATATTTCGAGGTTACGAGTAGGCGT